TTAGATGGAGGTGTAAAATTAGGTGTTTCAACTCGTGGTATGGGAAGTCTTGAGAAATGTAATGACGTTATGGTAGTCAAAGATGACTACATTCTAAATGCGGTTGATATCGTACAAGATCCATCTGCCCCAGGAGCTTTCGTAAATGGGATTATGGAGGGAGTAGAATGGATTTGGAATAACGGCATTATTGAACAAAAGACAATTGAACAAATGGAGACAGAAATTAAAAACGCTCCGCGATCCGATCGCTATGCGACAGAAGTTCGTGAGTTTAAGAATTTCCTCTCGTTAATTAAAACTAAATTTTAGAAAAGGGAGTCATAATAATGACTGATAAAGAAAACATCGATCTTGACGACTCCACTGTAGAGGACAACGTTGAAGAAATTCAAGAAGACTCTGTAGAGGAAGCGGCAGGTCCTAAAGTAGATGCGCCTGACGATGATGACTCAGCCAATAGTGTCTTTAAAGACAAAAAAGGCTCAGGAACTACGAAAGCTGCTAACGCGGCTCCGCGCGCAAAAAGTAGATCTGCTAAAGGCGGAACTGCTAAAGATAGTACTAAACAGGATGCGATGCCCAAAACTAAAGCTGGCCTTCTAAACGCTATGTATACATCTGCAAGTAAAATGGGTAAAGCCGATTTACAAGCAGCTTATACTAGAATGAATGCCCATGAATCAACTGAGGAAGAATATTCAGAAGAGATAAGAGAAATCGAAACTAAAGCAGACTTTAGTGATGATTTAAATGCGCTTATCGCTGATGAGGCTACTCTTTCAGAAGGATTTAAAGAAAAAGCAGCAGTTATATTTGAGGCAGCGATCCGTAGTAAATTATCTGAAGAAATCGATCGGATTGAAGACCAATACAAAACCGAACTTGACGAAGAACTTACTAATACTAAAGGTGAGTTAATTGAAAAAGTTGACAATTACCTAAACTACGTAGTAGAAAATTGGATGAAAGATAATAAACTTGCCATCCATAATGGATTACGAACAGAGATAGCAGAAGGTTTTATGAATAATCTTAGAGATTTATTCGAAGATTCCTATATTGATGTCCCTGAGTCTAAGGTAGATCTCGTTGACGGTCTTTCTGATCAAGTTGCAGAATTAGAAGAGCAACTTAATAAACAAACCGAGCAAAGTATGGAACAAGCTAATGAACTTGAAACTCTCAAGCGAGATCAAGTTATTAGAGAAAACTCTGGTGACTTAGCTGAGACTGAAGTTGAAAAGCTTAGAGTACTTGCCGATGATGTAGATTTTACTGATAGCGAAACTTTTGATAAAAAAGTTAAAACTATTAAAGAATCGTATTTCAAAAAGAAATCAACCAACAGCGTTGAAGATGATTCAAACATTGAAGACGGAAATCCCGTAGTGGCGACAACCGGAACAATGTCTACTTATCTAGATGCTATAAGAAAAACCAAAGACAAAAATTAAGGGGAGCGAAAAAGATGCAACCAGTCGTATCTTATGATAAATTGATCGAAAAATGGAACCCAGTTCTTAATGAAGAATCTGCCGGTGCCATTAAAGATCACCACAGGAAAGCAGTTACAGCTGCTATTCTTGAAAACCAAGAAAAAGCTCTAAATGAAGAGCAAGCTCAGATGCAGTTTATGACAGAGGCAGCGCCTTCTAATAATACTACATCCGCAGCTAACTGGAATCCAGTTCTCATCGCATTAGTCAGACGTGCCATGCCTAATTTAATGGCTTATGACATCTGCGGTGTTCAACCAATGTCAGGACCAACAGGCTTGATCTTCGCAATGAAGTCAAGATACTCAGGTGGTTCTACTTCAAATAGAGAAGCACTATTTAACGAAGCTGAAACACGCTTCTCAGGTGATTCTGCCGGAACTCATGACTCAGATAACGTTTCTGGTCTTGAAGGCCTAACCGATACCGATACTGATAGTACAATCGCTGACTCAGCGTTATCAAATCTCGGTGCAGGTGGTATGCCAACAGCATCCGCTGAGGCTTTAGGTTCATCAGGTGGATCAACTTTTAATGAAATGGGCTTCACAATCGAGAAAGCTACTGTGACTGCAAAGTCCAGAGCACTCAAAGCTGAATATAGCTTAGAACTAGCACAAGACTTGAAAGCAATCCATGGATTGGACGCAGAGTCTGAGCTAGCTAATATTCTTTCAACAGAAATCATGGCTGAAATCAATCGTGAAGTTGTTAGAACAATTAACTCTCAAGCTAAAGTAGGCGCTCTACAGGCAAATACCGCTATTAATGGTATTTTCAACTTATCATCAGATGCTGATGGACGTTGGTCTGCAGAGAAATTCAAAGGTCTAATGGTTCAATTAGACAGAGAAGCTAACGTAATTGCTAAAGAAACACGTAGAGGAAAAGGTAACTTTATCGTTTGCTCTTCTGATGTTGCTACAGCATTAGCTGCTACTGGAATGCTAGACTATGCTCCAGCTATAGCATCTAAGTTGGATATCGATGACACAGGTAATACTTTCACTGGTACACTCAATGGGCGTATTAAAGTTTACATCGATCCTTATTCAACAGGCGATTATGTAACAGTCGGTTATAAAGGAACTAATCCTTACGACGCTGGTCTTTTCTACTGCCCATACGTTCCATTAACAATGGTACGTGCAGTTGCTGAAGCTACATTCCAACCAAAAATTGGTTTTAAAACCCGATATGGTATGGTATCAAACCCATTCGTAGGTGCTACACCTTCAGATGGTTTGGCTGCAGCTAGATCTAATCAGTACTATAGAATTTTCAGAGTTGATAATATTTTAACTTAATAAATTCTAAACTCTACGTTAGAATAGAGAACTTTAAACTGGGGATAGTGTAAAAGCTATCCCCCTTTTACGTATAAATAAACGTATGGCTACTAAATCTACTTTAACTACTAATTTTAATTATTTACAACCTACTGGATATAAGGTATCAATTGATCGTAAATATTATCCAAATCTAGAATTCTTTGCACAAACTTTTCAGCATCCTGGTATGAATGCCACTGCTGCCGAAATGCCATATCAAAGAGTAGCTTCTATTCCTATGGCTCCAGATAAAATAACATTTGCTGAAGTTATAATAACAGTTATAGTAGATGAGGAAATGAAATCTTATTCAGAATTATATAGTTGGATGGAAGATCTAATTGAAAAACCTTATGTTTCTCCTGTCGATAGAACATTAGATATAAGTGCTTCAAGTTCTGATATTACTGTGGGGATATTAAATAGTCATAATAACGTTGTTAAACAATTAAGATATATAGATGCAGTACCTTCCTTATTAGGAGATCTTAATTTTGAATCTATTGCAGGGGGAGAATCCTTTTTAACATTCCCTGCTTCTTTTAGGTTTTCATATTTTAAAATAATATAATATAATAGGATATATAATGATTGGATTGAATGATATTACCGAGCAGTGGAAAGAAGACTGCAAAATAAATTTACCATTAGATGAAGCTTCCAGAGAAACTCCAAAACTACACGCTAAATATTTAGAATTTTTTAATCTTGCTAAATTTCAATTAAAAAGAGCTGATCAAGATCAAAAAATACTTTTAAAAGAAAAATGGTTATATTATAATGGAAAATTATCTGAAGAAGAAGTAAGAGAAAAAGGTTGGGAACCTGATCCTTTTAATGGTTTAAAAATATTAAAAGGGGAAATGGACTATTATTATGATTCAGATCCAGAAATACAAAAATCAGAAGATAAAATAGAATATTATAAAATTATGGTTAATACCTTAAGTGAAATTATAGATAATCTTAAATGGAGACACCAAACCATTAATAATATGATTAAGTGGAAAGTTTTTGAGAGCGGTGGATAAATTATTAATTAAAAAAGAAAATCAAAGCGTACTACATATAAAATGTGAACAATCCATAGGAGAAGAATTAAAAGATTTCTTTTCATTTTTTGTACCAGGCTATAAATATATGCCTGCTTTTAGAAGGAAAGTATGGGATGGAAAGATAAAATTATTTAATCCTATTTCAGGGGAGCTACCAGTTGGATTATATCCTTATCTTAAATCTTTTTGTTCAAAAAGAAACTATTGTATGGAGTATGTATCTTCTGTTTATGGTTCTCCGCATGAAGAAAATCCTATAGATTTAAAATTATTAATGGGATTTATCGAATCCTTAAATTTACCTTATAAAATAAGAGATTATCAATTTAATGCATTTGTAGAAGGTGTAAGAAGAAAAAGAGCTATTCTAGTTTCTCCTACAGGTTCTGGAAAATCTCTAATTATATATTGTTTATTAAAATGGTTTTTAGCTAATTATGAAACTAAAGCTTTAATAATAGTTCCTACTACTTCTCTTGTTGAACAACTAAATGATGATTTTATTAAATATGGATATAATGATTCTCATTTAATTTACTCAGGAAAAGATAAAAATACAGATAAAAGAGTGATGATAAGTACATGGCAATCTATTCATAGATTAAACATAGATTGGTATGATCAGTTTGGTATTGTTTTTGGAGATGAATGCCATGGATTTAAAGCTAAATCATTAACTAGTATAATGCATAAATCGCGCGAGGCCGAGTATAGATTTGGAACTACTGGTACATTAGATGGAAGTCAAACTCATGAATTAGTTCTTCAAGGATTATTTGGAAAAGTTTTTAAAGTAACTACTACTAAAAAATTGCAAGAATCAGATACATTAGCTCAGTTAAATATTTCTTTAATAATGTTAAAATATAATGAAAAAACTAAAAAAGATTTTGGTAATAAAACATATCAAGAAGAAATTGAATATTTAATAAATAATAGTAATAGAAACAATTTTATAAAAAATTTAGCATTAGATCAAAAAGGAAATACATTAGTTTTATTTCAATTTGTTGAAAAACATGGTAAAGTTTTATATGATATGATTTTAGATAAAGCTAGAGATAATAGAAAAATATTCTTTGTTTCTGGTGCAGTTCATACAGATGATAGAGAAGCTATAAGAAAAATAACAGAAAAACAAAAAGATGCTATTATAGTAGCTAGTTTAGGAACCTTTAGTACCGGTATAAATATAGTTAACCTACATAATATAATATTTGCATCTCCTTCTAAAAGTCAAATAAGAGTTTTGCAAAGTATAGGAAGAGGTTTGAGAAAAAGTGATAAGGATACTAAACTTTTCGATATAGCTGATGATATAACAATACCAACAAAAATTAATTATTCTTATATACATGCTAAGGAAAGAATAAAAATTTATAAAAAAGAAAAATTTAATTTTAAAATTCATGAGGTAAATATAGAATGAGTAACTTTGAAGTAAGACAATTTAAATTAACGAATCAAGAAGAGATTGTTTGTGAAGTTTTAGAATGGCCTTCTGCAGAAGAACCTTCTATGGTTATTAGAAAAGCTATGAAAATTATAGTAGTAGAAAATTATGGTATGGGTTCTAGATATTATGCTTTTAGACCGTGGATGTTAATGCAAGATGATCTTAAAAATCATATGCAAATATTAAATACTATGCATATAGTATCTGAAACTAATCCTTCTATCAAATTAAAAGATCAATATTATAAATTTTTATTAGAATTAGAAAAACAAATTTCTATGACTAAAGGAACTAATATTAATCATAATGTGGATAAAAAAGTCTTAAAAGAACTTCAAAAAGATTTAAAAGAATTAGAAACTTTAATTAATAATGGAGACATTGATTTAAATGATTCAAACCAAAATAATATAATAGAGTTCCGACCCAAAGGAACTTTACATTAATTCACCGCCTCCTCTAAGGCCTTCTCCATTATACTGTTATCTTATCACATTCCTGGGGCAATGTAAACCCCTAAAAGCAAAAAAAATAAAAAAAATAATTATTTACTTAAGTAATTAATTGTGATATAATTAAATAAAAATCAGAGAAATGAAATGCCAAAAAAACGAAGTATTCATTATGTTAATAATGCCGATTTTTCTTCTTCAGTAGTAGAATATGTGCAAACAATTAATGAAGCTAAAAAGAAAAATAAAGAAATACCTATAGTACCAGATTATATTGCTCAATGTTTTCTTAAAATAGCTGAAGGATTATCTCATAAAGCTAATTTTATAAGATACACATATAGAGAAGAAATGGTTATGGATGCAGTAGAAAATTGTTTAAAAGCAATTACTAATTATAATTTAGAAACTGCTACTAGAACAGGTAGACCTAATGCTTTTGCATATTTTACTCAAATAACATGGTTTGCGTTTTTAAGACGTATAGCTAAAGAGAAAAAACAGCAAGAAATTAAATTGAAATATTTGACACAATCAGGAATTGAGAATTTTATTAGTGAAAGCGAAAATGAAGATTTACAAAGTAAAATAGTAACTTCACATTTTGTAGATACCTTAAAAACTAGAATAGAAAAAGTAAAAAATCAAGATAATGTTATGAAAGGTATAACTAAAAAAATTAAGAATAGAAAAAAAAGAAAAGTAAATGTTGATTCAGACTTACAGGAATTTATGATATGAAAATAGATTTATTTCAAACTGGTAAATTTATATCTCATGCAGGATTACCTTTAAACTGGAAAATTGAATGTGATGGAATTAGTCGAAAAGAATGGGAATGTTTAGCTGAGATAATAATGGAATATGAAACAAGAGCTTTTAGTAAAGTAATAGGTATTCCTGAAGGAGGAAGAAAATTAGCAAGACCTTTAGAAAAATATGCGAAACCTGAAAGTTTTATAAATTCTTTAGGAGATATAGTTCATCATCCTATATTAATAGTAGACGATGTATATACCACCGGTACTAGCTTTAAACAACAAATAGATAAATCTAAATTAGAATTTAACGAATGGTTCGGATGGGTGGCATTCGCTAGAAATCCTATAATAGGAGATCGTCAAGGTTACGATTCAGGTGACATCAAAGCATTATTCCAAATGCCATAAAGGAAAAATATGAAAATAGCAGTTTTAGGAGATACCCATTGCGGTGTCAGGAATTCGTCTGAGATATTTTTAAATAATGCCTCAGAGTTTTATACAAATTTATTCTTTCCTTATTGTAAGGAAAATAATATAAACCACATTTTACATTTAGGTGATTATTATGATAATAGAAAATTTGTAAACTTTAAAGCTTTAAATCAAAATAGAAAACATTTTTTAAACCCTTTAAGGGAATACGGGATGACAATGGATATTATTCCTGGAAATCATGATACGTATTTTAAAAATACTAATGATCTTAATTCTTTAAAAGAATGTTTAGGCCATTATATGAATGAGATCCATATTATTATGGAACCTAGGGTAATGGCATATGGTAGTTTAAAAATAGGACTAGTCCCTTGGATAAATTCTGAAAATTATGAAGAGTCTATTAAATTTATAGAAAATTGTGAAGCAGATTGGTTAGGGGCACATTTAGAGTTAAATGGATTTCCTATAGGAGGAGGTATAACTCATCATGGTGGAATGAATCACAAAATGTTTTCTAGATTTGAAACAGTTTTATCAGGACACTTTCATACAGCTTCACAAAAAGACAATATAATATATCTAGGAAATCCTTTAGAATTCTTTTGGTCAGATGCGCATGATCCTAATTATTTTTATATTTTAGACACTGAAACAAGAGAAATGGAAAAAATAGAAAATACTTTTAGTTTATTTGAAAAAATTGTTTACAATGATGAGAAAATAGATTATAATGAATATAATGTAGAAAAATTAAAAAATAAGTTTATAAAGCTTATAGTATTAAATAAAACAAATTCTTTTATGTTTGATAGATTTATTGATAGAATACAAAATCAACCTATTCATGATTTAAAAATAGCAGAAAATTTTAATGAGTTTGTAGGTGAAAATGTGGAAGATGAACAAATATCAGTAGAAGATACTGCTCAATTAGTTGATAGTTATATAGATGCGGTCGATACAGATTTAGACAAAGCCATGATAAAATTAAAAATGAGAGAGCTTATGACAGAAGCACAAGCTATGGAGATACAATGATAATATTTGAGTCTGTAAAATATAAGAATTTTTTATCGGCCGGAAATCAAATAACGGAAATTAATTTAAACAAATCTAAATCTACTTTAATAGTAGGTCAAAACGGATCAGGAAAATCTACAGCTTTAGATGCTTTATCTTTTGCGTTATTTGGTAAAGCACATAGAAACATAAAAAAAGATCAATTAATAAATTCTATTAATAGAAAAGAATGTATAGTAGAAACAGAATTTGTTATAGGCAAATCTAAATATAGAATAAAAAGAGGGATTAAGCCAACCATATTTGAAATATGGAAAGATGGTGTTATGATTAATCAATCTTCACATGCTAAAGAATATCAAAAAATTTTAGAACAAAATATATTAAAACTAAATCATAAATCATTTCATCAAGTAGTTGTTTTAGGTTCTTCATCTTTTGTTCCTT